AAGTCAATCCCGAAAGGCTTAACAGTTTCACCTGATCTGCGTGTTATTTCATGAGCAAGCCAGTAGACATGCGACTGGAGTTCTTGATCTCTGAACGCCTTATGGAAACCCATTTTAGCGTACTGTTCAAACGAGTACTCCACTGCTGGAGTAATTTCGCCTTCTACTACGCTTCCATCTGTACGAACTATCTTTAGCTTTGCCATGATATTGCCCCTTTGTTAGTTTCTTATGATGTGGTTACTGCGATAGTACCTGATACATTCCAAGTTACACTTTGAGTAGATAGGCTTGCAACATCTCCGTTAGCTGGAGTGATGTTGTTGACCAAGCATGTCATTGTGTACAAAGGATTGTCAGCTGCAACAGCAGCAGATGTCTGCTTGAATGTTACAGTTACATTAGAACCCCAGTTAGTATTTAGTGTCTGGAGTGTCTTGGCTGTAGCTGCATCGTTGATAAAGTCGATAGTGATACTTGAAGCTTCTAGACCCTTGATATAACGATGACCCTGATCGCCAAGAGCTGTTACTTCTAGTTCATCAAATGCTCGGTTGATAGTTACAGATGTAACTAATGTTGAGAGATCTACCGCATTAACAGTTAGAACTCCAGTGTTTGCTAAATAAACTGCCATCGGATTATTCCTCGTCTTTCTTAGTTACTGGCTTAGGTGTAGGTGCTGCTGTTGGTGCTACCTGTCCGATCTTGATCAGAAAGGCTTCGTTCTCTTTTTCCCAATCGGACATACTTAACTCCAACTCGTTAGGATTGATACGGACATCTCGCAGCTTAAAAGGTCTCCCGATGCAGCGTTGAGAATACTTGGTGCGCTTATTGTGCTTACATTATAGACCAGAGATGAGGCTGCTAACTTAGCGAACACGCTAACTACAGTATCTTCTATCCCGTTAAGGTTGCCTTCATTGTCAAACAGAGGCACTGTCATAATAATCTTAAAATTAGCCATAGGGCTTACTGAAATCTGCCCATTGTTATTCGGTGTCAAATATGGATCGTCCGGAGACACAATTACAGAGTTAGCAAGAACTGTGGCAGGTGGAAAAGCAAAAGTCTGCCACTTAGCATTATCTACTAACGCAGTTGCTAGAGTGGTACGAAGTGTCGTTATCGCTACTGGAGGCATTAGCCCACCATCGATGTAGGCGCAAGTGCATGCGCGATCAATCCTCTTACCTTAGCGATTAGCTGTGCGCTCATTCGATAAGGTGAGGGCTGGAAATCGACTGCGTTACTGCCTGAAAGGGTGGCTGTACGCGCTTGCCAGATTTCAACAGCGATCATCAAAGATGCTTGCTGGACTGCCATGTCAGTTGTCCAGTCTGTGTAATTTGTTGCTGTTACTGTTCCAAAAGGCTGGATAGGATGCTTAGGCTTTATTACTGCATGGTTTGTAACCATAGTAATTGAATCTTCACCTACTGCTGTAAGAGTCTTACTTCCGTTGAATGATGATCCACATCCTGCAATCGTCACTGTTTGTCCTACATAAAAAACATCTTCTAATTTTTGATTAAAGTAAAGTGTTCCCTGACCAACAATACTGCTATGAGAAACTGCAATTTGTAAGTTAGTCCATAGCATTGGAAGTAGCACTGCATCGGATGCGTCACACACTTCCTGAAGGGTCGCGTCTGGATACAATGTGCCGACTCCGAGAGTGCTACGGAGTTCTGCGACTGTTGTAAGTGCCATCCTGATCCTTTCTAAAGACTCTGGGGAGTAGAGGGCTACTACTCCCCAGAGCGTACTTAGTTACCTGTTTTTATTAAGTTAGGTTGAACTTACGAACACCCTTACCTGACTTAGCAAGATAGATTGCTAGGTATCCGTAAAGGTTGATCTCGATTTCGCCTGTTGTCAAAACATTGACGCGAAGTTGTGTCTGTGGTGATTCCCAGACATATACAGATGATGGAGCTACCAAGTATGCAGAGTTATCAATAACTCCTGCTGTTGGAATGTTGTGATCCACGATCAAGTCAGTACCAAGTACGCCACCTACAACGCTTGTAGCAACTGCGTTGCCTGAAGCGTTCTGTGTTGCACCTTGTGCGGAATACAATGCGCGTCCGGTGGTATCTGCGTATCCGGCAATGGCTGCCCATTGGTCGGTGCTTGCCACAAGTTTGTTAGCGAAATCGCCACCAGTTCCCTTGTATGCTGCTGCGCCTTCTGTAGAAATGAATGACTGCAATCCTGCTGCTGTTGCAGCTACACCTGTCGCTGTTGTGCCAGATGTTGTGAAAGCAGCTAGAAGTGCTGTGTCTGTTGCCTTCTCGTATGCCTTACGAAGTTCGACCATCATCAATTCCATGAAAGCAGGTTGTGATCTGTCCACGAGCTCAAAAGTTACGCGCTGTAATCCACTGAACTTGTTAACATTCACAGTGTCGAAGGATGAGGTCATTCCTGTTTCAGATGGTGCAATACCTTCGTTAGTGTCATCCACTGTTGGAGCAACGTTTGCATCATTAGTATAAAGGCGAGGAACTGTGAAGCTCATACCTTCTGGCAATAATGCTTGACGAGTTGCTGCTTCAAATGCTGGGCGTCCTGTAAAGGTATCTGTAATAAATGTGTTTAGGTGTGGTGCAAGTGTAAGACCAGTGTTAGTAGATGTTGAATCATCTGCTGCGCGAATTACGCGGCGAGCTTCATCATCACCAAGTGCTGCCTTGATGTTAGCTTCTAGATACTGTGCTGATGTAATTGGTGCAATGCGCTCACGCACAAATGTAGTTGCTGTCACAACAGTTGGACGAGCAGCTTCAACTGCTGCTGCCTCTACTGGTGCTGCAACTGTCTCTGGAGTATTCTCCACAGCTGTCTCGCTTTCTGTTGGTTGGATTTCTTCTACTGCTTCTGGATTTTCCTCAGCAGCAACATCAATAACCTGAGCAGACTTAAAGGCTGGCTCTGTTACCAATGAAACTTCTAGCAACTTGGCAGCGGATACAAACATCACATTGCCCTTCTGCTTCGACTTAATTACTTCTACTCCTACAGACAGACCGGATTGCAATCCTTCTTCTGCAAGGATTAGAGCTTCAGAACCTCTGTTGCTGCGACTGATCTTAAAGCTCGCGTACACGCCATCTTCTTGCTCAATGAACTGCGTAGCGGATCCTAAAGGTTGACGGGCATCATGTTGATTTAATAATTTTACAGTCTTAGGATTCTCTGGAAGTGCAATAGCACCCTTCTCAAATACAACCTTACCTGCTGAAGTGTTACCGACTTCGCCTGTACCTGCTGGCACAATCTTGCCTGAGATTAAGCGTTCTTCTACATTGGCAATAAGACCAGATGAGAAGTGGATTACTTGATTTTCCATTATTCGATTCCTTCGCTGCCGTTAGGTGTTAAATCTTCCATCTCCATTGCTTGCTCAACTGTGATCAAGCCAAGAGATAACATCTTCTCAATTACTAACAAGCGTTCCATTGGTTCTGTTGCTAGGAATGAAGAATCTACATCGAACTTAACTGCGTTACCGCGAGCAGTAATATCATCCATTGAAAGACGATCCTCTATTGCACATACATAAGGAGCCAGTGATAGAGAATAAAATTGTTTTCTTTCGTCAAGCACATTGGCATAAGTCATTGAGTTATTGGCTTCAGCCGAAAGCATGTAAGCAGGTATGTTGCATAGACGAGCAATTTCAGTTGCCAAGAATTGCTGTGCTTCGTCATACATCATGTCTTTAGGTGAGAATGATGTTGGCTGATATTCCAGAGTAGATGTTAGGTAAGCAGTCGCACGATTTTGACGAGCGTTCTTCCATGCTGCAAGTAATCCGGCAACCTCTTTAGGATCAAGGTCTGCTCCGTTATTGCGAAGCACTCCAGAAGGCATGGGTGTGCTGGCTGCAATAACTGCTGCCTTACGAAGATCGATAGCAGCTCTAATAGTGTCTGATCCGCGTTCTAAGATACCTTCATCAAATGCTTGGAATGTAACAATAGATCCCAGACCTGACATCGGTACTGCAACAGCATCGATAAAGTATTGTGTGATCTCCATACCATAAAGATCTGTGTTAAATGTAACCTTGACGTTAGGGATCCACTTAAAGCGAGAAGGACGTCCATCCTCTGCATATAATTCTGTAACTTGCCAGTAAGCCACGCCGTACATCATTAACGAATCAACAGTCCATGCCATAGTTACTGATCGCGGTTGATTGATTGCTGGCTGATCTACCCAGACTGGATTACCTAATTCTTCGCCTGTAGATACACGATATAAATTGAGAGGCAGTCCGCCAATTACTCCAGAGAGTAGATTGCGACATCGAGCTACAGATGGTACAGACATAGCCTCATTGCGTTGAACGCGAGGCATAACATAATTGAATAGGGAGTTAAGATTTTCGCCCATAATTGTAGGGGCGTATTGCGCTGTAAGCGATGTCTTATTAGGAGTGGTTGCTTCTGTTTTGCGGAATAGACCCATAGTCAGAAAGTATAGCATTTGTCAAGTAATTAGACAATATGCTAGGGCGTGTCTAAGTGTATATCTGAGGCTTAGGTGCTGGAAGCATTAACTTAGAAACTACCATTGCTAAGCCAATAGGAGCAGAGATATCTCCGGCAGACTTTCTTTTAATTATGCGCCACGCGCTATCGTTAGTCTTAGCTGCTGTGTTTGTGAACTGCTCAATTAGATCCTTCTGCCCATTATGAACCACACGAAGGTTAGTCATTCCTTCTAGTAAGTCTCCACAGGCTTTATAGAACTGTTGCCCTGAGACATCTTCGACCATAACTCCGGCATTGGCTAAACGATCTGCAATAGTTTGTGTGGCGTATTTGTCAAAGCAGACTAGACGAGGTTTATACATGTCAACCCATGATTTGATACTGGCAGCCATTTTTAATTCATCAATAGCAACCTGCGAGCTGTAAGTCTCTAGGATGCCAATGCCAATTCTTCCGTCAGGAAGTAATTGACCGGCTGTTAACGAACCATTTCTTCTACTCGGTGAAACATCGAACCCGAATACTGTATAAGCACCGACTGACATCTCTAGAGTGCTATCAGATGAGTTTTCTAATACCTCTGTACTAAAAGGACATGACAAGCTGGAGATCCACTGACAAAGCTGCTCGGTTCGCGCTGCTTCCATCGTTGATGAGCCAATCGTCTCCTCGATTGCCTCCTCTGTGATGAGATGTCCAAGGCTGGGGTTCGCCATTGCCCACGCTTTACGATCCCAGATATCACAGAAGTCAGGTGCGCTGTATTCATAGAAGCCTAAACTCTTAGGAGGTTTGTTTAAGCAGGCATCGTGTAAATCATTAAGCACTTTGCTAAAAGCATCTCCGGCATTGCTAGTAAATAGACGCTGGCTATTCTTACGGGCTAAAGTCACAGACTTAGCAGCGTCCATCGCTGCCTCTGATACCTCGCGTAGCTCATCGATCCATAGAAAGTCACATGTCCTGCCTCTACTGCCGTCAGAGGTTGCAGCAGCTACTTCTAACTGCGCTCCAGATGCAAGGATGATGCGCTCATCTCCGTTAGTTCTACGGATGCCTTTCTTGATGTCTCCATCTTTAAGCTGGACTCGAAGGAAGTCATTACGCTCGATTATGTCTGCCATGATGTTAAAGGACTTCATAGCCATAGCTCTATTAGATGACATTATGAGGATGTCCTTCTCACCGAAGCAGAATAAACCTGCCAGTGCCCTCATTCTGGCAAGATGAGACTTACCGGACTGACGAGCTATGAGAAGCAGGCTGGACTTACGGATGAATTGGTCATC